TGAACGTATCTTTATTCCGTTGGTTCTAATTTGTGTTTCTAGATTTGATATCATTGGAACACGTACACTAGTTGCATGGAAACCTGGAATTTTATCAGTTTTGCTATATGATGATAATTCTCTTTGTCTAGCAGAAAGAATCTTACCACCAGCATTATCATAATGAAGTCTTTTATATTCAAATTCAAGTAACTTCAATACTGTTGATACACCCATACCACCAGTTACATCGACTACAGTATAAGCCTTGTATAAATCACCGTATTGTTCTACGATTTGAGCAAGTAAATCAGGTTGAATCTTACCTTGGTATTCCATAACCTGTTCCATCGTTGTAACGTCAACCATAACGATTGTAGAAGCATCCTCACCATCACCTCTAGATACATCGACACCCATTACATATTGGTGTCCTTCTTCTGGAACGGCCCATATCCAAGTTTCTTGTTCGATACCTTCAGTATAAATCGGTTTCATAACATTATTTTTCTCTTGGTATTCAATCCATTCTTCATTGATTACGTTACCACCAGAACCAATAAATGATACATCAAGCTCTTGAGCAATCATCTTAGCATCGTTATTCATACCTAAACACATTTGCTCATACCATGATGAGGTTGGTTTATAACCTTCACCTAACCATTTATTGTAAGATTCAAATGTAAATTCAACTTCCACGTGAACTTCATCATTTTTACACCATCTAAGGTCTTTATTATAACGTAAATCCTCATACCATTTCATTTCAACGATATTAAAGTTATTTTTACCATTCTTAGCTTGGTCGTATGTTTTGTAGTATAATGCATCCATACCTTTAGGTGTAGAAATAAGCGTAGCTTTACCCCCAGTACCCAATGCTGTAAGAGCAGCACCAAACACCTCAGCACCATTATCGATATACGCAGCCTCATCCATGATAAGATAAGTTGGTGTAAATCCACGAAGAGCATCTTTAGATGTAGCAACCGCTTTAACACGGCTACCGTTAGGAAGTCTAATTTCTTTTTTAGAATCGGTAAGGAAAATTGATTTAGCTTCTTTTTTCTCGTTCCCGTAGTATTCATCACCCCATACCCATCTTGGTAATTGAGATAAGAAATCTTTAATCTTGCTTAGGAACTCGAAAGCAAGTTCTTGTTTATTAGCGATAATAAGGATATTTTCTGGATTGTCTTTGTCAGCCCAACCTACCTTTACTGCCATATAAGCTGCTGTTGTTGTAGAAACCCCAGCTTGTCTAGGTTTTGTTACTAAATTAAACCTATGTTTTTCATAGGCACGGATAATCTCTCTCTGTCTTGGGAACAATTGAAAAGGTACAAAACCTTCTTGTGTTTTATCGAATGTTTCCAAATAAGTTTCGATTACATACATGGGGTTAACTAACCCTCTTGTATATTCTTTAAGTATTTCATGTGATGTTAACATAATGTTTTTTCTATATAAATATGTTAAAACCTTAGAAAATGCTATATCTAAAAAGAAAGAGGGCCCTAACGAGCCCTCTTAAATATATTTTAGTTGAATAAATCATCGATATCATCGTAACCATCTTCCTCGTCATTGTCATCATCACCCATCAATTCATTCCAGTCAAAACTGTCTACGCTTTCAATCGCTTCTGCATCTACAGCTTTCATAGCTTCTTCAAAATCATCATGACCTAAATCATGTTTAACTTCATCAACCAAGTCTTGAATTATCTTTTTACCCTCTTTGGTTCCAGCCATAATCTCTCTCATTTTAGTATTGAATTCTTTAACAGGTAATTCAACCAATTCACTCCAAACATGGTGTTTTAATTTGAAATCATCTGCCTCAAACATGTCAGTAAATCTACCCCATAATGCTGGTCCAATTCTCATATCCCAAGGTTCTGCTGATAAGAAATCAGCTTTGGTGATAACATATTTCCCCAATTTACCTTTTGGTAGGCCTTTAGCTGAAAGTATTTCCATAACACCTTTAACTAATTCATGAATAAGAACAGGGAATACCATAGCTTGTGCGTGAATAACAATCTTAGGATTTGATTTTGTTGGAAACTCTACTCTAACAACACCACCATTAACACCTTCATCAATGTTAGGGATGATATAATACATGTAGTCAGCAGTTGACATCATCTTTGAATATAAGTTGCTTAATTTAGGGTCTATTTCAGCTAATTCATCGTGTACCATGTGAAACATATGATTACATTTTTTAGCGGCACCTTGAATCATTGCATTAACAAATCTTCTTTTATAAACTTCATCTTTACCCTTAACCATTTCATCATGGTTTTTAAATTCCATATCACTTTTTTCAGGTGTTGGATTCTTTTTGGTTCCATCTATATTGATGTGAGGTGTTAATTCAGCATGAATCTCAACAACATCTTCACCCATATCAAATTCTTCACGAATCATTTTAACTGCAAGGTCTTCCAATTCTTTTTTGGTTCTTCCTTCAAGTTTCATTGTTTCTTTAACCAATGGCATTAATTCCATCATGGCTTCTTTAGGGTCAATATTATCTCTAGAATGTGCAGTTTTATAACGTTTAGCTACTTCACTGAATCTATGACCCATGATTTTTTGTTCAAAACTGTTTTCATCACCTTCTGGAAATATTGGGTGTTTACCCAATGAAGTCTCTTGTTTGGTAAGTTGATTCTCTAATGTAGGGTGCATTCTTTCACTCATACCTTCTGGGTAAACTAAACTTTCGTTTAATACCTTTGCTGGTTTGTTTGATAACCCACTTTGTATTTCTTTAGCTTTTTTTAAAGCTTCTTCTGCTATTTTTTTATAATCTGCCATTATTTCAAATCTTTTGCTACTTGTGTTAAGCTTTCGTTAATTTCAGCTTTTGTTATAATCTTTCTTTCACTTACTGGTTGATTTGGCGTTTTAACTATTGTTTTAAGGCTAGAAATCAAAGTAGGTAGTTTGGTTATATCTAATCCTAATATTTCGGCCATAGACGCTAAAAATTGCACCTTTTCAATTTCTTTATCTAATTTACTCAAAGGTACTTCAAAACGTTGTTTGATTAAACCAACTAATTTTTTTGTGTCAGTTTTTAACGAATCAACATTTGTATTATCAGCACTTAATTCAGTTGGGTCAGTTTCATTAATATTTTTCTTTTGAACACCAAATATTTTGTTTTCAAAATATCTTTTAAATTCTCTAAGATTCATATATTTTTCATCTTCATTCATTTGTGCCGCTGCCAATTCTTGAACTGTTTTAAATCTTCTAAACTTACCAGTTTTTGGGTTTACCAAATAGTGTTTTGTTTGAGATAAATTCAATGAATCATCCTCATCTCTAAAATTAAACTTTTTAGTTTCTAATTTTGGTTTTTCCACTTCGATATCGTTACCAAACATAGCCTCTTGTTGCATCATTGCTTCTTTTTCCATCATAGGTTGTACAATGTTTTTTTCGAAGTGTTCCATAGGGTGGATAATATTTTCACCATTTTCATTAAGTTCATCATGACAAAATACAGCCATTACGATTTCTTTAGACGGTTTAATACCTCTAACCATCTGATATTTTTTATCAGCAATTGTAAATGGTTGAGAAACCTTACCTGTCTTCACGTCTTTAACGTTAGAAAGATATTTTATTGTCGCATCATCTTGAGGTTCAATAATTGCCTCTGGTGAATTTTCCTCAATAACATTGATATTAACCTCACCAGATTTGCTTAAATTTTTAACTAAATTTGGGTCAGTAGCGATATCTTTTTTCTTAATGTTTACTGTAGCACCATCTTTACTACCACTAGTTGTTTGTGACGTAGTTGTACTAGTATTTTGGTTATCTGTTGGTAACATTTCGTTTATGTTAGTTTTGTTTGTCATCTGCTGTTTGTTTTATATAATTTAATATTAGGTCTTTTTCATATAACTTATCTTCAATTTCTTTTAATTTATCACCAAAATGAAAATGAAGTCTAGTTTCTGGATATGTATCGTAATCGTTAATGTTTTCATATGCCATAGCTATAATACCATCTATCGCATCCCAAACGGCCAGTGTGTCACTATCTTGTATCAACTCAAAAATAATATCCGTTTCAAGCATCCCCACTTTTTTAATGAATTTGGTATGTGGTGGTTCTGGTCTCCCAGAAGCTGGATATGTATCCCAACTTTCCCCATCAACGTTTTCTGTTGTGTCTGAAAATATAAATTCGTACAACAAATTACCCTTATGGTTTGTTCCAATCTTATTGATATAAATTAAAAAATACTCTTTCATTATTTTCTATATTTTTTATCGTGCCAAACTCTCATTCCAGTACCATCTTCAATAGCGATTATAGCATTAGGAAATTGTTTTTTAATAGCTTCATATTTAGCTGGAATAATATCTGGAATTCTTATATTGATATCTTGACCAACAACTTTATTCCCTTCAATAGCAACCAAGCTAAATGGTGTTTCACCTTGTCTAACACCTTTCATCATATCATTCCAAACACCTTCAGATATAACCGTCTCGTTCAAAGCTTTTGGGTCTGGTTGAGGAATAGTATCAGGTTCTATCGTAAATGGTTTATTTCTTCTGCTAGGTGTTGGCTCAGCAGGTTTTGTTATTGGTTTAGTTTTTGGTTCTACAAACGGTTGTGACATTTCTACATTATTAAAAGTTTCTTGTAATTTAGACTTAATTTCGTCTTTTTTAAATATACTTCTTTTTTCGTTAAGTGTCAAGTCATCTTCAGCAACCATTTTAGAAACAGCATGATGTATAGTTTTAAGATTTTGCCAAAACATATAATTATTTGATTCACCCATATTCTCGTTGATTGGAACACAATTAGGTACTTCTTTTCCATTTTTCTTTTTCATACCAATTTGTTCATAACCAGACCAACATGGTTTAGTTTCATCTAAAATGTCATTTGAACCTTCTTGGAACATATTGTTTTTTTTAGGGTTTTTTAAGAAAATACTTTCTTCTTCAAATAACCTAGTTTCTTCCATATCATCTTTAGAATCATCACCAAAGCCAAGTCCACTCCCATCACCGTTATCGTCTCCGCTATTTGGGTCGTTATTATTATCACCCATATCAGGATTCTCTGAATCATCTTCACCAGCTTTATTAATTTTTTTGATTATATCATT